TGCTGGTTGAACTCTAACGCCATACCTGAACCGAAATCTTTGGTGGGCATATCACGAAGAAGTTTCATCTTCGTGACTTTTTGCCAGTCGTAAGATTTGTAACGTGACCGCACCTCGATAACATCGATGATGTCTGCGATAGCAGGCAGATTGATTTGACGGTCCGACCCGTTGTATGTGATGTCTAAGGTGCGTACAGCGAACAGGCCGTGCATGGGGGAACTAAGATCAGCCAGTTCATCGTTTAAAGATTCCAGTAGCATCGCACGAGGGAAACGAGGGTTGACCGTAATAACAGAGTTGATCGTATGGCTAACAGCAGTAGTCCCGTTGAAGCCTCGTTCAACTGTTACGTTCTTGTTGGCTTCGGTAGAGTCCCAAACATACATTTGCTCAGAACCGATTTCGATAACCGCGCCAGGTCGAATACCACCCAGGTCGTAAGACATAACAAATGTGGTCGCTGTCGTATTAACAGCAACCGCTAAACGGTTACGTTCCTCTACAACACCAGACAACAACTGGCGATGAGTACGATTCAAAACCTGTGCGACAGTAGCCACTACTTACTTTTCGCCTTTCGTGCGACAGCCATGTTGTCAATCAAATTAGGGTAAGGACGACCAGCAGACTCAGCCCGTTTCTTAGCCGCAGCCTTCTGCGAAGGACTCAACTTCTTGGACTTCTTAGAAGGGTTCGGGGTATCCCAAACCTTCTTACTTGCCACGGCCTTTGGCCTTCTTACCTGTTTTCATTTTCATACCAGTTTTCTTGGCTTCTTTCTTAGCCATCGCCATCCCTTTTGACGTGTACGAAAATTCTTTCTTACCTACTTTTGGCACAGTTATCTCCTTAGATTGAACCAGCCCAATCATACATCAAACCGCCCCAAACTTTTCTTCCACCCGATCCTTGTATTTCAACGAAATCTCAGCCACTAACTCCTGAATCAAACCGTTACGTTGACGCTGCGCCGTGACGGGGGAGATGTGTTGTTTGTATAGCATCTTGGGTAGGTGCAGGCAGTCCGTTGCTAGAGCAGTGCGTACTACCAGGTCATAGTCATCTGCTACTGGCAGGTCTGGGTTGTGGCCGCCGACAGCGTGGTAGGTGGATGCCCGCCACGCCCGCACATGGTTCGGTGCAGAGACAATGTGCGACAAAGTGACAGTGTTTAACGGTGGGGCTTGCATGACCCAGGCGTTGTGTTCAGCCGACCAGTAATCCTTGCCGTAGCCGAACGCCCAACCTTCGGGGTAGCGACCTGATGAGCCGTCTGGGAAGATTTCGCACCAGTCAGAGTAGACGAAGCCGATGGAGGGCATGTCGGTGAAGGTGAGGTTGATGAGGTGTAGCGCGTCGGTGGTTAACTCATCGTCGTGGTCTAGTTCAACTATTACTTCTCCGAGGGCTAGGCCGAACCCCATTCGTTTCGCATACCCAATGTTGCCGTGTGAGGGTACATGGGGACGGAAGTAGCGGATGGTGTACCGCTCATCTGAACAGAATCCGTACACCTGTGACTGGACGGCTGTGGTGGTGGAGTCGTCGTAGATAACCCATTCCCATTCGGTGTGTGTCTGGTTTTTAAGTGATGCCCAGGTGCGGGCGAGGATGTGTGGTGGGGTGTTGTATGTCGTGGTAACAACAGAAATCATTTAATCCCTATATCCATAAACCTTTACTGTCCCGCCAGTCAAAGTTCCACTTGCAGGGAAAATAGTAAAATCTGTTAATTGTGTAGTAGCAGTAAAGATTCCGCTGCACCATCCAGCAAAAGTTCCAGACGAATAACCACCTGAAAAAGCAGTACGCCTACTAGAAATGTTTGGTCCCAAAATGTCTATTGAAACAAACATATCGTCATCAGTTGTTTGGACACAAATAGGTATGCCATTCACACCATTTGACCTAGAAGTTCCAGTGTTGTTTCCTGCGTAGGCATCGTAATAACAAGAACCAAAATGGTTGTTGCCAGTGGTGTTAAAACGTATTTGTAAAAAGTTACCACCTGCTGTGCTGGCATCTACGTTTCTTATTACAACACGATAATTTTCGTAATCACTACTGAACACGCTTGTAACATCTACTGTTGAAACTGTAGTCCCGACTGTTTGTGATTTAATGAACTGCATACCTGGTGGCTGGTCAGTATCGGCAATCATCACCCATGCAGCAGAATCATAAACAAGAACACGGTTCGTGTCAGTCTCGTAAATAACTTGACCCTCATAGGGTGACGCAGGACGAGTAGATGAGGTACAAACACCAGCCTGATTGATACGACTATTCGGAAGATAATTTGACAGGCCCATGTTTACCTACTGGTTGTATCCGTAAATTAAAATTGTTCCAGTGAATGTTCCGCTTGTAACAAGAACACGCAAACTTTCATAACTAGTAGCAGTTGTATGTGTACCGTTATAAACATAGTTTGAAATGTTGGCATAGTTAGCGTCATTACGGCTATTCAATGCACTGTATGTTGTTGGTTCGGCAAGTTTAGGACCAAAAATATCTATTGAGGTCATTTGCCAAAAAGCACCGTTGCTGTTTGCACCAATTTGTGCTTGTGTTTGGGCTGTTGACCTACCAACTGTTACACCAAATCCTAAATATGCTTGAATTTCTGAATAGTTATAGTTTGTTGCTGCATTGGTAGACCCTGTTCGCATCTGCATAAAAAAACTATTTGTTGTGCTTGTTTGATAACGAATTAAAACACGATAAAAATCAAAATCGCTTGTAAAACAGTTATCCATAATTGCTTCTGATGCTGCAGTTGCCGTTACTTTCCCACCACTTATGCTTACACCGCTACCCGAAACTGTTGGTCTCATCAAAACTAGACCAGCATCTCCTGATTGTGCTAAACCAATCCATGCAGCGTTGTTCCACACCAAAGTACGATTAGTGTCAGTTTCGTAAATGACTTGACCCTCATACGGTGTGGTGGGGCGTGTGCTGCTAGTGCAGATTCCTGGGCGTAGGTTGCTGGCGACGTTCGAGATACCCATTGTTATGCCTTGATGATGTAGTTAAGAACCATTGTTGGCTGCACGTTGTTATGCGCGCCACCGCCACCCGTGTTTTGGTTTGTAGCGGTCTCACTCGTTGTCGCGTTGGTCCCGCCACCAGTAGTCCCATCGCCACCAGACAATGTGTCTGCTGTGAAGTGCCACTGTCCATTATTGGATGCCAGATTGGAAATAGGTTTATAGCCATGACTATGCGCATTTTGTGTGTGCGTGTGGCTAGGCATTTCACTCGTCGTCAACGTATGAGTTTGCGCGCCACCAACCTCACCAACAGCGTCACCACCACCAGTAATCGTTGTGCTGGTCAAACGACTCGCAGCCGTTCCACCCATGTTGTCCACACCAGCAACAACACGACCACGCAAATCAGGTAAAGCAAACGTAGTCGAACCATCACCCGAACCATACGTCGTCCCCAACACAGCAAACAACTCGCCATACTGTGAACGGCTCACATTCTGCCCAAAACACAACAACCAACCAGCAGGAGCCGAAGCCCCCGCAAACGGCATCACAGCACCAGCAGGGACAGCACCAACAGAGCCACCCAAACCAGAACTAATACCCATCAGACTTCCTTCTCCCAACCAACAATCGTCACATTCACACCACTACGGTCAGCGTAACCTTGGAAAGTTTCGGCAGCATCCACCACCAACGCAGTATCAAACACCACCGTGTCATCCTTGGCAATCGGCAACGCGCTGAACACGCGGTTCGCAGCAGTAGCAGCAGTACCAATAGCGAAATACACCAACGCTTCAACACCACTTGTGTTAGTAAAAACTATCTGCTTAGTGGTCCACTGACGAGAAGCAGGAACAGTAGCAATCGTCCCATTAGACGTACCTAAACCAGTAGGACCAGCCAATCGCTTTTCTGTTCTATCACCAACAGCCATCTCAAACTCCTACATCAGTTGTAATAATCGCCGTGAACTTTGAATCGTTCATAGGGTCAGTCGATGCTGTCGTGTTAACCCATTGGCTAGTACCAGCATTATAAACCAAAGCCTGACCAGTTACAGGGCTTGTAATAGTTACATCAGTTAAACCGTCAAGTGTTTGCGAACCCTGCGGTCCCACATCCCCCTGCGGTCCCTGAGGTCCCTGTGTTCCTTGCGGTCCCTGAGACCCTTGTGAGCCTGTTGCACCTTGTGGACCAGTCGCTCCTTGTGGTCCAGTATCACCCTGCGGGCCTTGTGGTCCTTGTGGCCCAGTAGCACCTTGCGGCCCCTGAGAACCTTGCGGTCCAGTATCGCCTTGTGGTCCTTGGCTGCCCTGTGGACCTGTTGCCCCCTGAGGCCCTTGTGGTCCAGTAGCACCCTGAGGACCAACATCACCCTGAGGTCCCTGCGGTCCTGTCGCACCCTGAGAACCTTGTGGTCCTGTCGCCCCCTGTGGTCCGATGTCTCCCTGTGGACCCTGTGGACCCTGAGAACCTTGTGGACCCTGAGGACCTGTCGCACCCTGCGGGCCGACATCACCTTGCGGTCCTTGACTACCAGTAGCACCTTGGCTACCTTGGGGTCCCTGTGAACCCTGTGGACCCTGACTACCCTGAGGACCCGTATCTCCTTGGGGACCCTGGGGACCTGTACCACCCTGAGGACCCTGCGACCCCTGAGGACCAGTTGCGCCTTGTGGACCCGTCGCACCTTGGGGACCTTGGGAACCTTGGGGACCTTGCGCGCCAGTTAATCCAACGTCACCTTGGGGTCCTTGTGGGCCTTGCGAACCTACCGCACCCTGAGGACCTTGGCTACCTTGACTACCTTGCGGGCCTTGCGAACCAGTCGCCCCCTGCGGACCTTGTGTTCCTTGGGGACCTTGACTACCTTGGGGACCTTGAACACCAGTCGCACCTTGGGGACCTTGCGAGCCTTGACTACCCTGGGGTCCAGTCAAACCCTGAGGCCCCTGAGAACCAGTAGCACCCTGTGAACCTGTTGAACCTTGCGCGCCTTGCGCGCCTTGTGGACCAGCAGGACCAGACTGATCCGTGGAAACAATCGTAACCTGGTTACCTATCTCCAACGGAGAAGAAGGATCAGCGTTGCCAACGACATAAGAATTGACGTTGCGGTATACAACCGCTGGCTGGTTTTCTATTACAACGGTGACGTTGGTGGTAGCCATCTACTACCTCGTAACATCTGCGAGAACTTGTACCGTTCCAGAAAGAATCGTGCTAATAGTGCCAGAAGCGTTTTCTTGTAAATCCCAATAGTAATACCCTGGATCAAGAGCCGCTGTTGCTGTGGCAGAAAACACAGCAGACAGTTCACCCGCTGCACCGTTAGTCACCGTACAGGTAGCCGTAGCCGCAATAGCAGCAATGTCTGGAGTGGTACGCATTTGCGATGTGTAGGTACGACCAGCAATGTTCACAGGGGTAGTGCCATCTGTGGTGATAGTCACAGCAATAGTCTCCGTGTCTCCACGAGTAATCACAAGGTCTTGTTTAGCGGGGGCAGCCATAGCGTAACCAGTCTACCACTTCTCACGGTCAGCCCAGTAAGCCGCCGACATCTTCCCCTTTTTAATGTTACCCGCATGACGAGCCTTAAACGATTCACGACGTTTACGGTACGACTCTGATTCGCCCGTTTTCTTTGGGGAGCCGCTTACGCCTTGTTGTCCGAAACGGATCAACTTCACTTTGTCGCCTTCTTTCGCTAGAACGGCGTGGGACTTTTTGGGGTGTCCAGGGGTCCTTTTGGGTTTGTTGTACCCACCGAATTTTTCCCCGCGATACTCGATTGTCATACCAGTTCCACCGATCCTGAATCGTACAGCACTTGATACTGTCCATCTGTAACCTCAAAAATAGCATCTTTTGGTTGGCGTATTTCTGCGTTTGCTATGTCTGCTTTGATTGTTTTCAAAGCCTTAACTGTCACATACGCAAAGGAGTATTGCCATTTGTCGGTGTCCAGCAGATGCCCTTCAGGTAAAACTGACACAAGTTTCTTCACAGCCTTCTGCCATGAAAACTCTTTTATCTTCTCAGCGTTAACAACAGCCTGTTCTTTTTTGGTGGCCCAGTTGTTGTAGTGGTCCATCATCTGATCTGCTAACTCGTCACGGTCAGGTTCATCCCATCGCCCAATAGTTTCCGCCAAAGACTTACGACAGGACACTGTGCCAGTAGCAAGATGAGCGAACTCGTTCTGCCCACTAGACAGAGACACGATAGTGGGGACAGCCATAGAGATCGTCTGCGTCGGTATCAAACCCCAACCCTCACCCCTGGCGGGGGCAACAAAACAATCAGCCTGACAAAGCCACACACATTGTTCTTCTTCTGTCATCCAGCGACGTTCCAAATAAATGTTGTCACCAAGGTTTTGTGTTGGAACATCATGGGCGTGAGGCGCAGCCTTGATAGTTAAGTCGGCATCACTCAACTTCAATTTGTTGAACACCTCAACTAAAACATCTAACCCTTTACGTTTCCACAACGAACCTGCGGCACGAAACTGAAACCGATCCATACGAGGAACATCACGAGGGTAAAAGATTTTGCGGTCAACACCTTCATGGACTTGCGAAACATTGTCATGGTATTTAGAGAATAACTCCAAGTTATGTTCGCAAGGAACAATGATCTGGTCATACAACGGAAGATAGCGAACAAACCATGAAGGTAACTGATCTGTTTCCCACATAGTAAAAACAGATTTCCATGCACCTTCCCACCAACCCTTGTTGTCGCGAGGCAAACCAAAATAGACAGCCACCGAAGCCTTGCCATCAAACTTCACCGTCTTAGGAGCATTACTTATAAACCCGTCAGCGTGACGACCATACCCATAACGGGTGTCCAACAACCCATACCAGTTCTGGTAATTCACTCTGCAACACCACGCTTCACAAGCGATTCAATGTCAACACGGCCCTCAACCTGGGCCTCTGTTTTAGCGGTTGATTCCAGACGGGCAGAACCATCCACGCTGCGAGGCTGCAAACCTTGCTGTCGAAGGCGTTTATAGGCAGGCATGTCTTTGTCCCAACCCTTAGCCCGCTGATTGATTTCCTCGACCTTCTGCCCCCTAGACGTAGTGGAGTTCGCTCCCATTCTCACCCCTAAAACCTTGCAACCGAAACACCCTTCAACATCTTCAGGATGTTTTTCTCTATGCTTCAATGTAATCCCCGTACCCTGCCGCAATCAGATCGGCTTCCTCTTGTGCTGTTAATTCATGGATGTGACCACCATGATAAATCTTGGCAACAGTATCCATGTCTGATGGTTGGTTCTCCTGAAAAGAACCGTCTGTCATTTTGAATACGTTACGTCCACGAGGCCACCCAGACAGATAAGACATGATACCTGTTCCTGTTCCATCATCGAACTTTACAAACGGATCAGTAGGGGGACGGAACTTTGCCATAACAGTTCACATAATAGCAAAAGGGCCACCCCCGAAAGGGTGACCCTGATGCTTGGTGTCCTAAGGTTTAGGAGTTTGCACCGATGCTTGAAGCCGATTCGATACGACGAAGTGCTTCCTGACGGAACACGCCGTAACCAACAAAGTGCTTCCAGCCAACTGGGCGGAAACGCTGCAAGAGGTCGGTCACTGTGCCGTACACCATCGTGGGCTGCGCGCCGTACTCGCCGCCGAGGGAGATACCCTTTGCGAGAGCCTGACGACCCATGATGAGTGTGCCGTATACGTCGATGTTGCCTGTTGATCCAGAGTTATTTGATGCGTCTGCGAACAATGGCGCGCGTGGTGACTCAACGAATCGGACACTTTCAAAGGTTCCGATTTCACCGTTGTAGATGCCTTGCGGGTTGACATTGTTTGCAGGTGTACGCCATGCGGCTGCATCTGTCTCTGAACGGAAGTCGTAGGAAACGTCTGGGTGGATCATTGCGACGTATGAACCGCCGAATGTTGGGACGTTTGCCTTACGCAACTGTGCTACTGCACGACGAACATCAGCAGAGGTGAGGGTGTCATCGCTGTTGATGGTTGTGCGGCTTGATGGGTCGGTTGCTCCACCTGTTGCGTAGATGACGTTGTTGCCTGCCTGTGCTGCGTTACGGGCGATGGTGTCGATTGACAAACCAGCGTTGTAACCAACAGCGTTTGCTGCTACTGGGTCTACTGGGAGGAATGATGTTGCGCGCAACTTCGCTGTGGTGACGGTTGCGTTTCCGTATTCTTTGAGGACTACGGAAACCTGGCTGTCGCTCATTGCGACTGGGGTTACGTCCTCTGCTTCACCAAGTTCAGTTGTCGCTACTGCGAGGTCCTGGAAGATTGTGAAGGTTACGGTTGCGCCTGGGTTCGTGGCGTTCGTTGCTTGAACGTCTGTGAACTGGTCAAAGTACATTTCATCGCGGAGTGCGAAGTATGCAAGTTTTTCGAAAGCGGTCTGGTCAACTGAGAGGTTGGCCGTTCCTGTTTCTGCTGCGTAGAAGTCAGCCATTTTAGATTTTTTCCTTTACGGGATTGAAAGATTTACAGTGATCCCAAGTCAATGCCTTGGGTTTGTGCTTCTTCAAAGATTGCGTAAAGTTCTTGTTCGGTGGAAGCGTCCTGGATGCGCTTGGCCCATGATGGGGGTGGGGGTGAAACTTCTGAGCCTGCGGCAACCTTGTTGGTTTGCTGCCAGCCCTGACGTTCACCCTGGTCCACTACGGGTTGAGGTGCAATCAGTTGTGCTTCTTCTAACGCCATCCGTACTGCATCTGGGGAAAGTTCGCCGTCGTAGCCTTTCACAAAATACTTGAATTTCGGATCAGCAGGGTCTACCCCTGCTTTGGCGAAAACAAGTTCTCGTTTAAGCGTTTCGGCTTCCGCTACCTGCTTGCGCAGTTCACGGGTTTCTTTCTCCAACTGTTTCATCCTTGCCCTGACGGGGTTGGATTCTTGCGGCTGGTCGTCATCATCGTCGTAGAACTCGTCTGCGTACTCTGACATTTGGCACTCTCCTTAGGTCCACACCATGACGGAGGTTCATGGTGGCTACTTGATTACACCCCTGTGTTACGCTGGCCATTCGGGGGGCGATGTGCCAGGTTCCTCCCATCGGGATCGACTTTAGTGTAGCAGATAATTTTGTCTTACGACAGGAACTATTCTCCAGCGGTGCGTAATCCTGCTACACCTGTTTGACCTGTGGCGAAACCGCCACCTGCTTCAAACTGTGCTTGACGGCGACGACGGCGGGTGGCTACTCGTTGGGCTGCTGCTGCTGATGTACCGAACGCTGCCGCGATGGCTTCTTCTTGCCCGATAACATCTTCTCCTGCCATCTGGGGGCGGTACAACTGTTCTTGCTCAAACATTTGAGTGAAGCCTTGGCGGGCATCGGCCTCGTCTACGCCTGCTGTTGCTAGTTCTTCTGCTTGTTGGGATGTCACTCCGACCCCTGTTTGTAGACGGGATTGGGCTGCGATTTGTGCTGCGCGGGCTTGGCGGGCTAACGCCATGCGGTCTAGTTCTGGACGTTTACGATCTGGGTCTATAAAGTATTCAGCCAGGTCTGCGTCGGATACACCGTACAGTTCTTTCATTTGGCGTACCACTTCAGGATTTGATTGGCGTACAGCGTTGTAGCCTTGCTGGATTCTTGCACCAAATTCTACTGGTGATACATCGTTGGCGATCAAGCGAGCGAAATCCGCTTGGGTATCGTAGAACCCTTGGCTCATTCCAAGGTTTTGTAGTTGTGTTTTGTAGGCTTGTTCTTCCTGGATGTAGGCTTCAACACTTAAAACTGGTTTGCCTTGTTTTTCTCTGGCGATGTTCCCAGCAAACCTGGTTTGGTATTCAACGGTGTTTTCTACACGCCGAAACAAAGCATCGGTATCCCTTACTAAAGTTGGGTCATCTTTCACTGCATCGTTAAGTTGTTGAAATAATCCCTCTAAACCGTAGCGTTTTAAAACGGTTAGTAGTTCATCTGATGCTGCCATTATCGTACCTTTCCAAATGCTCTCAACATTGTTGAGGCAAGATTTCGGTAAACATCTTTTGCTTCGTCTGTTTCTTGCCATTCATTAGTTGTCCTAAGAAACTTGGTCCATTCGTTGACGTTCATCATACGGACCTCATTATTGTTCGGGTCCTGGTAAGACAACAACTTGCCCCACTTAGAGCCATCAGTGAAATCAACACTCATAGGATCAATGTTCAAAACCTGGGAAGCAACCTGACGGTACGGGGCAGTAGAATCCTCAACGCTGCGACCCATTTCCAACTGTGAACGCAAAGCAGGATACAGGTTCATTGCGTCAGCCCTCATGCTGTCCTCAACTTGCTGCTCACTTAACGTGCCTTGGATGAGACTATCAAGGTAACGCTGCTTAGTTGCTTCAGGCAACTTTAAACCATAACGAAAAGCCAAGTCATTAACCTTGGTCATGTCAACACCCTGCTGGATACCCTGACCAGAACCAGCCTTACCTGAACGCACAATCTCTGCCCCAACATAGCGTTCAATTTCATTCTGATCCCAACGATACTTATAAGCCTGGACAGCCAAAGACTGCGCCTCAGTATCGCCAAGTTGATAGCCCTTTAGTGAAAGGTACTTATCAATGTTGAGTCGGGTTGTAGCAATGTTGTTAGCCTGAGTCGTTGGATCAGTAATCGACTCCTGCTCAAACTGCCTATCTTTAGCGTCCTTAGATTTCCACCACTCAGTAGACTGAACAGCGTTCTTGAACCTATCAGCAGTCCACTTACCCTTAACAGCCTTATCAAGAATAGACTGAATGTCGCCAACAGAATCATAAAGATCGGCTACCCACCCGTATTCACCACGAGCAAAATCAAGCCAGTCATTAGAATTTTTCTTTAAACGAACCCATTTGTTTCCGTTCCATTCATAGACAGCACCTTTATCGCCTGTCCATGTATCTCCCTTTTTAGGATTTTTAGGTTTTACAGCCATCATTCACCAGCCATCATTTGAGATAGAACCCCAATATAGTTTGAGTAGTCATTCGCTTCAGCCTCTACAGCAAACTTTTTTTCTATTTGTTCAGTGCCAAAAGTGGATGCTTGCGGGGCTTGCATGACTGTCCCGCCATAGGCTGCCCTTTGCTGGTATTGCTTTTCTTCCCTGTTATAAGCGTCTGCTAACCGTTGTAGTTCACTATCAGAAATGGTGCGTCCCAAGGTGTCTTGGGCTGCTCTAGCAAACACAGCCTTCAAATCGTCTGTGCTGGTCAAACGGTATGTGGGCAAAGATGAAGATTGTTTTTCTCCCACTGTTGGGTTTTGCGAAAGAAACGTCAATGCTTCGTCAGTGTTTTTTCCACGAATAGGGTTGGTTGTGTCACCAGACAAGGTGTTGATACGAGCCAATGCTTTTTTAAAATAGTAAATAGTGTTGTTGTCAAACTTGTCCCCGACGCGGCCAGGTTTGAAATCTGGGAACGCTTTAGCCAGTTTGTTTTGAATGTTGATAACGTCATCTTTGGGGCGTAAAAGTAGTAACTGCCAGTCTTGGTTGGAATACAGGTAGGGGTTGTTGGGGTCACCAAACTTTGTTGATGCTGGCGGTTTATAGTTTTCAGTAACTCCACCAGCCATAGTTTTGCCAGCAACACCCTCCATCCACTTTTCTATAAAACTTTTATCGTCATCTTCTTCCCCTTCAGGGTCTTTAAAAATCCCTTGTTGTGGGACGGTGGTATCAGGGGATGAACCACTATTTTGTGGAAAATTCATACTGTTTTGTGTGCGTCGTGATGCCATTTTTAACCTGCCTCTGGTGGATCAAATTCTTTTGAAAGGATGTTTTCCCAAATTACTGAAAACCCTGGAGTTTTTTGCGAAAGATAGTTCCCTTTTTCAGTGAGTCTGTATCTTGTCAAGGAACCATAAGGACTGCCCGTGGATGTACGCCAAGCATCGTTCATAAGATTTGGTTCATTTTGGATTGCAATGTTTATTCTTTTATTTCGATAATCCCAATATTCTTTTATTGCTTTACCGATTTCTGTTGAAACAACTTTTTTATCTTCAACCATGCGGGTTATTTCCTCTAGTTGAGCAATTAGTGTTCCTTCGGCCTGACCAGCGGCAGCCTTTGGACTCCACAAAGGAAACTGTCTTTTAATTTCATCTGCTTTAATTTTCATTTCTTGTTTAAAGTAAGGCAGTTTTTGTGCTTCGTCTGCAGGTATGCCGCCGCCTGCTGCTTCTTTTAAAAGTTCTTTTTTCTTATTGTTATAGATAGCCCAAGCAACATTATTTAACGCCTTATTCTGACGTTCTTTAATGTCGGCAGGTTCACGGTATCCAGCAGTACGCTGCTCCGAATACGCACCAGGATCAAACTCGCCTTCTTGCGGCCCAAGGTAGCCACCGATTTCAGGGTATTTATCAACAATAGATTTGTTGTCTCTAAACCATTCAGCGTATTCTTTTGTTGGCTGCATACCAGGAGCAGCCCTAGTTGCACCTGACAAGAAAATCCATGCAGAGTTACCGTACTTGTCCAACAAACGTGTAACACCCTCAGAGAAGGTTTCCGATTCTGCTGTGAACTTACGGAAATCATCTAGCACTGCACCAGCGGTTACGTTTTCTGATCCTGCATCTACAAAGTATTTAGTCATGGGATTGGCGGGGGTAAAAATACGCAAAATTGATTTGAAAATTATAAGTGAATCTGCCTTTTTGTTGGCATCTTCAACTAACTTTTCACGTTGTTTTCCTGTCACTGGCAACCCATCAGCGTTTGCAGCAATGTTTGTAAGGACGGCGTTCAAAGTTGTTTGACGCATAGTGTCGCTCATCTCTGATGTAAGCAACTGTTGAATCACGCCAAGAAGGGGAATGTTTTTCCCAAATTCGGTTTCACCTAATTTTTCAAGTCCTGAACCTGCAAATCCTTGCAACCAAGGAGCAGCAATGTAGTCAGCAATAGAATCTTTAGTGGCGGGATTACCGTATGGAAACATTACGTTTCTGATGCCGTTAAACAGTTGGGTATCTGGAAGTATGCCGTTCATAATCATCCCGCCAATACCAAAGAACCCTGGGACTGCTTGACCTAAAAGTGTGAGGTTTCTTGTAGCGATACGATCTTCAGCGTTCAACCCAAGCATTGAATACACTTGGCGTGTAAACGGTAGGGCGATCATTTGTTGCCCCGTATCTTCGTCTTTAAAAAGAATGCCTCTATTGGGATCGCCGCCAGCCCATGCAGGAAGGTTTGCGTTTACTGCACCTTCTTTGGCTAAACGGGCTTTTTCTAAAACACTAGGGTTAGTAAACATTTGGCGTAGCCAGAATGACCATTGTTCTTTGTATGCGTCAAAGAAAGCCAAAGTTAGAACATGGCGGTTGGCAATGTAACTTTGGTTTTCAAAGTTAAACATAATGTTGTCCACTGCTTGTGCAGCATGCATATCTCCAAGCATTTCAACTTGTTTGCGGGTTGCTGTACCTTCAGCGTATTTGACGTTGGCTTTTATTTCATCAAGCAAATAATCTGGAACGCCTGCTTTTTCCAATGAGGCAGCCATCGCTCTTGCTTCATCTGGGTCCATAATAGGCATCAACTCAATAATACGTCGCCATTTCTTTTGCTGGTGCAACGGACCACGAGCATACTTTTGTGAAATATCACGATACCACTTAAAGTTTTTAGTTAGGAATCGTTCTTTTTCTGCTACTTCAGCCGTTGCTGTTGTTCTATGAAATGGTGCAGGGCGAGGAGCATTGGGATTATTTAGATGATTATTACGAACGTACTCTTTAAGTTCTGGTTTGGCATCCCACAAATCCGTTATGTTATTTTTTAATACAGTTGTTCTACCAATGCGTCCTGTTGCTACCACACCCATAAGAACAGGGTCCATGACCGTTCTAGTTGAAATGTCAAGAATGATCGTTCCGACCCATTCGTTGACTGCTGAAGGATTTGTTAATGGGTAAGCAGCGTTTTCGTTTGCTAAACCAGCGCGGTAACGGTCAAGAACTGGACGCAAATCACCGTTAAGGAAACGGTTTGGAAGATCAAGAATTTCATCTTTATTACCACCCAAAAGAACCTTTGCTACAATTGCGTATTCTTCTGTTAGGGACATGTGAACTAAATCGCGGCTAGTTGCCACAACCCATTGGTCAGGGTTGTCAATTCTGTCAACTGTTTCAGTAATTTTTGAACGCTGATGACGCAAGAAACGTGGATCTGTTAGTTCGTCTGCGCCAAGACCGACTGGGTTTTTAGCAAGTTTTCTGTTAGCACCAGGCAGGTCTGTTGCTGCACGTTCATTGTAAAGTTTAATTTCTTTTTGAATTTGTTGACGATTACCGTACTTTTTTTCTAGTTTGTTAATAGATTTTTGAATCTCGTTAATTCTGTCAGTCAGTTGATTTCTTTTAGCGTCAGCCAACTCCTTATAAAGAATGTCCATCTCATCTAGGATCGCTGCGCGTTTTTCAATTTCTTTAACACTACGAATAACCACACCATGTGTGTTGTAGTTTATGTGGCCAAACGCAGTCATAGCCCTGTACGAGTTGACACTAAATTCTCCTGTGAGCATGGCGCGTAAAACTTCATCTATAAGAAATACGCGAGTAATCATGCGGATAGGTAGCGGCGCGCCAAGAGCAATAGGCTTCAAATAGCCTTTTTGGATTTGCTCCAATTTTGTTGTTATGTCTTGATTAAGTATTGCTTCAATTTTTGGGTTGCCTCGTGCTGGCTTCAACAGTTTCCAAAGATTAGTTGTTTCACGGATAACTTGTTTCAAGTTTTCTGGGGCAACCATAAGGAAACCGTGATTCAAAAAATCAACGCTTCGTAGAATTTCTCCTGTGCCATCTTCAAGCCAAGGTAGGTAGTAACTATTGCCGATTGCGTCCATTGTCCATTTATGGATACCGTCAGACCAGCCAGCCCAAGAAGTGACTATCTTCACCCATTCTTCGGGGACTCCTTGTTGACGTAGTTTTGTGCCAACAATGGTATCCATCCAGTCGTTTGCTAATTCAAAACGCTTTGCTGGCCCTTCTTTAACAACAGCGTTCATTGTTTTAGCGAGCATTTCGTGACGCTTCGCTTTAGGTATCTTCATGACAATCATAAGATTGTTCATGTCTTTGATTGAACTAAGCGGGTCATTAAAAGAAAAGAATGTTGATCCTGGCATGGAAGCAAACTGGCGGCTGAAACCAGAACCAAACTGTGCAATAGATTTACCTGTTTGGTTGACGTATTGCTTCATTACGCCAGGTGTTGTAGCCACCCCGTAAAGTGGGTCTCCAGTTAAAACACCATCAACAAGGATTTGATGCACTTGTTTCAGGTCTGGTTCTTGCCCTAAGCGTCGTGCTTCGTCTACATAGTCTTGGATTTGTACCGCTACACCGATTGGGATGTTGCCAATAAATGCGTCCCATAATTCGCCAACATTCTTAAATGAAGCAAGTTTTTTTAACGCACGTTGACCGTCTGCATAATTAGGCATGTTGTCAATGTCCAGAGGGTTAATGCGTAAAACACCTGTACCATCATCAACAATTCCAAGGTTTTGTTTGTACCCAGCAAGAGTGTTTGAAGGTGGGCGATAGGGAACTGGCGATGGTGGTGAATCAAGGGTAGCAAGGTCTTTGCCTGCTACTGCTTGATCTGCGAGTTCACGGGCAACCGCTTCTGCTTCGTCGGGGAGTTGGGAACCAGGAGGCAACATTCCAGCAAAACGTGGAATGTCGTCTGCTTCTGTTGGGATACCTCTCATCCATGTACCAGTTTGAGGGTTAAACACCATTTCAATTGGTTCTTGAATTACAGTTGGTAGACCTTTGGCTCGACGTTCAGCAGCCCAAGCATCACGAATAATATCTACTTGACGACCATTGGTTATAACAGTTGTAGCACCCTTCATTGTCAAGTTGAATGTTTTCATCAACGCTTTAACAGGGTCAACCCATACACCGATGTCTGTACCCACCGTGAATGTTGCGTCGGCAATCCCAGAAAAAACACTGGCTATCCAACCATCACGATCAATGTATCCCTCTTTAACAAAAGGCTCTATCAATGATTGGCCAAATGTCCATGTTTGCCCGCCACTCAATTTAGGTAAACCAGCGTCATGCGCTTCAATCGCTCTACGCATGATTTCACCTTCAGGGAAAAAGCCTCTACCAAGATCAATTTCTGATGGGTCTTTCAATGCTTGCTTAGCGATTTGCGTAATTACGTTGCCTTCAAAAACAAGTTTCTTAAAATTTTCTAAACTTTCATCGTCATAAACTGGGATTGTTGTGACCATATATGGCCCACCAACTGATGGTGTTGTCATACGCCATTCAATAAGATTTTTACCAAATTGTGCTGCGCCAACAAAACCTACCGATGCGGCTCTTGCTGTGCCAATCGCTAAGTCCCCACCTTTTTCAAGATCGATACGCAAAGGAACAGGGCCAATAGATGCAAGACCTGGTATACCAATTGTATCTGGAGCGAGAAAACTAATAATGCTTTTAGGGACATTGAACGCTGTCTTTACGGCTTGGGTTACCATGCCTAGTTCTGCTGTTGCCGCCTGCATAAAAGATGGTTGATTTTGTTGTTCTTCCATCTGTATGAACATGTCCCACATTCTGCTAACTGTGGGGAATTTGCGGCGAATCATTTCAAAGTTTCCAGCAGTTAAACCACGTTGAGAATCAGATGTGCTTGGTGTTAGTTCTTTGCCATCTTTGTATAGGCTTCGCTCGTTGATGCCAGGGATTTTGTTCCATTCTTCCCAGCCGTTTGACAACAAAACTTTAATAACTTGAACTTCGTCCATTTCTAGGAGTTCTTTTGCGTCGTTAACTTTGGCAGGGATTTTAGTGTTTCGCCATGTACCGTCAGGGTCGACAATGTTCACCCAGTCAGGGTCATCTTGTGGCAACTGCATACGAGACATTACTGATTTGGCTTTCATTTTTTCGTATGCAAAAAGATCAGGCAAACCGTACTCGGATTCACCACTAGCCCTGATTTGTTTAACAACTTCTTGGGCGGCAATACCATAATCAAATACGGGATTTTGTTGTTTAATTGGTTTATTTTTTTTAGATGGCATAACCCCGCTTGGAGTCATTCCTAAACCACTTTCGGTTTTAAATTCTTCTAATTTTTGTGGTTGTTGGTTAGCGTTTTCTGTTGGCTTACTAACAATAAATTCTATTTCTGGTGTTTCAAAAAATTTTTCTGTATTGAATTGTTGTTCCGTTGGGGGAGCGTATTTAAACTCTTGACGTAGTTTGTTGGCGTTCAACTGGTGAACTGCCTGGGTGTTCACCTCAACACCAGATAAACCCAGAGATGCAGTTAGTTGAGGGTTTGTGTATTTTGCTCCGTGAACTGTTTTGCCTAAAATGTCGGCGGTTGATTCAACTAAGTTAAAATCCCATTCTTCGCGGGCTTTGCGTAATGCTTCCGCTTCTCTTTTTTCTTGCTCTAATTCTTCGTTAGTTTTTCTCATAGAAGCGGCTGGTTCTCTAATTCAAGCATGAGTTGAAAAACTGCGGGGTTAGGGTATTTAGAGTAAATGTATCGCACTTGGTCTGCAAGCATTTCACGAGAACCAGGTTGAAAAGAAGAAGGCAACGCTGGTTCTAATGCTTCTGATCCTGGTCCTGGCCCCATGTCGATACCTGCGGTAATTGGTTCGTCTGGTCGTTCAGTTGGGCGGTCAAGAGGCCCTAATGATCCTGGCATGGGTGCGGCGGGTTGTGGTGTTGGTGCTGCATCGGTTGGTGCAGACCCCATTGGGACTGCTTGTTGCGCGCGCATTTGCGCTGCGCCTTCACCATAGGTTTGTCCTGGTGCGACCATTTTTGCTACTTTTTTTGCGGGGTTACGCAAGTCTGAACGGTTTGGGTATTGCTCGGCCATTTAGATCATCCCTCCCATTGGTGGCATACCACCGCCACCACCTAGTTGCGCTAATAATGCGTCGATCCCTGGAGGGCCTGCTGGTCCTTCTGGCATCATTGGTTGTTCCATCCCCATGCCTGGCATGGCAAGTCCTGGCATTGTTTCAGGCGCGCCTGCTGGAGCCATTGCTGCCTGTCGTTCTTGCGCGCGTTGCTGCGCTGCCTGGATTGCTTCAGGTAGCGACATCTTGTTTGTCACTACTTGTTCTGCGATGTACGCCAAGTCATCTGGCTGGTATGGGCCGTTGGGGTCTGCGGCTTGTGCCTGGATTGAGGAAAGAAGTGCTGATTCAATTCCTTCGGCTACGATGCGGTCACGTTCCATTTCTGGATCGGTGATGAGCGGGTCGGCTTCACGGGCTGACTCTTTAGAGATAAGTCCTGTGCCAAGACGTTGACCCAAGCCGATGATGAGGCTGTTTACATCTGAACCTGATGCTGAGTATGCAACATAGTGGAAGTCTGTTTCCCACATTTTGTTTGGTGTGTAATCTTTGATTCCACCTGAACGCCCTGGGATAAAGAACGATTTTGCGTTGTTCCCCCAATACGTTTTTTCTAGGGCGATAGCAATTTTATCTTCTTCGACAAGTGCGTTAGCAAAAATGTCTTGGGCTTCTTGTACACGGAAGTCAACTGTTGCTGACAAGATGGACTCGCCTCTACGGCCTGTGCGAATGTTTGATCCTGATTCGCCGCCGAACTCTGCGGGGATTGCACCCTCTAGACGTTCTTGGCGTTCTAGGCGGTCAATAGCGACATCGGTTTTGTATCCAGGGTTCTGTTGAAGTTGTTGGATGTCTCCACCTTTGACAACTCCTAACTGTCCTGTTTTGCCGTCTGCGATTTGGATAATTTCTGGGTTTTCTCCTGGGCGGGCAACAAGGTATTCGTCGGGGAAGATGCCTCGTTCGATAGCAATTTCGGTGAGGGCTTGCAGTCTTGCGCGGGTGTAGTACATGCCGATCATGTTGTCGAACTGTCCTGATGGGCGGTCCAAGGTGATGCGTTGTGGGACTACTACAAGTGGCATTTCGGTGCGGTTTGGCATACGAGAAAGTTCTACTACTGGTGTTCCAGAGTAGGACAGTCCTGATACTGGGTCGCGGCCATCTTCTGTTCCTAGAACTGCAACAACAATTTCTGATCCGCAGACGTATTCCAAAATGGTGAACATCGTGTCACGTTTCGGGCGACCTACACGCAGGATGCCGTCGATCATTGAACCGTAGTTTTGTTGCAACCAACGATAGGTGCGGTGGTAGGTGAAGATGACGTTTTCTGGTACAGGGAAGTCAAGGTCTGTTAATGGTGATGCGAATGTTTCTAGCGGGTTGCGGAGATGCCATTCTGGTACACGCTTATCAAAGTTTGGTTTAATGAAAACTGGCGCAGATGAATACCCTAAAAGGTATCTTGCGCGGCGACGCATCTTTTGACCTAGTTTGTTTTCATCCCAGATGGCGAGCATGGCGCGTTTGCGGTCACGAGCCAGTTTCATGCTTCGATCATTGCCGTCACGCAACGGCGGGAAGTAGGGGACAGGCATTGTTGATGAGACACGCATCGACATTTGGTCGAGGCCCTGGTTTAACAGGTTTGCGATAGAGGATTTTTGGCTGCGGTCTAATTCCGATAAAGGTACGATTACGTCACCGTTTGATAGTTGACGTATTTGACGCATTTTTTCTAGCAATGGACCACGTTCTTCTACGCGGTCTTTATAGATTGCAGCGATTTCTTCTACCGATATCATTTACACCTCAAAAATCCGACGCAGACCACCACACAAGATAGCACATTAACGGTTTAACAACCATGATGGTCGCCATTGACG